TATTATAGATAAAGTTGAACATGATATATATTTATAATCTATATATATATATATAAATAAATAAATATATATATATAGATCTTAAATAAAATAATTTATAATAAAATATGAAAAAAAAAAAATTATTAAAAAATAGTTAAATAGTAAATAAATTATTTAACTATTTTTTTTGTAAAATAACATAACATCATACCCCATAATGTATCAATTATAGCTAATTTTAGTGGGTATTTTTTAAATAATAGATAATTTGTAAATGAATATACACCATAAACTACAGCTCCATAAACTATACTATCAATGTATGTTGTTTTATTTTCTATAACAAAATAATATAAACCAAATAATAATAATAAATATATTATAGCAATTGAAAATAATTTATTGAAGTTAATATATATATCTTCACCTTGTATTTTTTTAGCTAAATTATTATACATTTCTTTATTATAAAAAATCCATAAGAAATCTAAAGAAATAAAAATAATACACATTTTTACAAGATTAATAATTTTTTTATTTTTAATAATATCATTTATCATTTATAATATAATAATTGATATATATATATATATATATATATATATAATATATGAATATAGATATACAAAATCTTAAATTTATTCATCTACTAACTTCTACATTAATGGTTGAAACTTATATATTAATATTATTTAGATATACAAAATCTAAATTTAGTGGCAAATCTATAAATGCATGGTATGATAAATTTAAATTAATAGCAATTTTTTTAGATATCTTTATTTTTATAATTGGTATTTATTCTACAATATTTTTAGCTAAAAAATATAATATAAATAAATATTATATATTTTTAGCTTTACAAATAATATTACAAATAATTCATGATATATTATTTTATATATTTTTTACTAAATATCCAAAAAATATAAATCCATTAATTGATGAATTTAAAAATTATGCTAAACATATTGGTATAGGTGCTATTATAGGTGATTCATATATGTATTTAATAGGTGTTCCTATTTTATTTTTATTAACAAAATTGAATCAAGATAAATTAATTTTTATTTCACTAATATGTTCTTATTTAATTGGTTATTTAATATATCAAAAACCTTTATATAAAATAAAAACTAATTATTTTGAATTTTTCTTACCTTTATTACTTAATTTTTTCTTTTCTTCATCGGTATAATTTTATTACTTGATTTTTTTTTTTCATCATCAGTAATACTTTTATTACTTGATTTTTTCTTTTTCTTTTTCTTTCCCTTTCCCTCATCTGTATTACTTTTATTACTTAATTTTTTCTTTTCCTTTTTCTTTTTCTCATCTGTAACACCTTTATACGGACCTTTTTCTTTTCTTACTGATATAAATTTACCGGTTATACTATTACGTTTTATATAACATTTATTTATAGGATTATATACTTGTGTTCTTTTTGCTATAGCACCATTACGACTATTATTACCTGTATTACCAGCCATTATTAATATTTATTATTAATATTTATTAGTTATTTTTAAAATATTTATAAATCAATTTTTACTATATAATAAAAAAAAAATTATTACTTAACAACTAAATATTTAAATAATAATAAATGGTAAGAATAAAAATACCTATAAATTTTAAAGATGAAAAGATAGATACATTATTTAGATATATATATCAAAATAATAAATTATCAGATATATTTTTACAATCATATAATCCTGATATATTATATAATAATAAAAAAATTAGAAATAAGTATGATAATAATAATAATAATGATGATAATGATGATGATGATGAATTTATTTATTATTGTAGTTATGGAAGATATAAAATAATAGATAATAGTTATAAAATAATAATAGATTATAGTAAGCAATCCGAACCAATCGCATTACAAAATAGAATAGTTTTTTATGAAGAATTATATTTAATATGTAATGAATTTAATGAAGAAAATAAAAATATAAATATAATAGAAGAATTTATAAAAAAAATAACAGAAGAAAAATTAAAACCATTAAAAAATAATATAAAAATTTTTATATCATATAATGGATACTGGGATTATTTATCTAAAATACCCAAAAGAGATATTGACACTATTTTTTTAGAAGAAAAAAAAGAAATAATAAATGATTTAAATGAATTTATGAATAATGAAAATGATTATAAAAAATTTGGAATACCATATAAAAGAAATTATTTATTTTATGGACCACCAGGAACAGGTAAAACATCGTTGATTACATCAATTGCTTCAACATATAATTTAAATATTTATAAATTATCAATTACAAAAGATATGGATGATACTAATTTTGCTCATACTATATCAAAAGTTAACAATGGATTATTAATTTTAGAAGATGTTGATAGTTTATTTACAAAAAGAACAAATACTAATAATAATCTTATAACATTTAGTGGTGTATTAAATGTATTAGATGGTATAACAAGAAAAAATAAACAAATTACAATTATGACAACAAATCATATTGATAAATTAGATGAAGCTTTTAAAAGACCTGGTAGAATTGATAAAATAATTAAATTTGATTATTCAAATAAAAAACAGATAACAGATATGTGTAATAGTTACTTAGTTAATTTAGATAAAATAATTATTACTAAATGTATAAATGAAATAAAAAAATATAAAACAACATCTGCTGTATTACAAAAATTTTTATTTGAAAATAGAAATAATAAAAATATAATCGAAAATATAGAGGATTATATTGTATTAACTAACCAATATAATAAAATAAATAATTTATATTTATAATTAAATTATTTTATTATTATTAAATTTATTTCTTTTTTGTCGATTATAATTTTATGATACTACTTGTATTTTATTGAGTTATTACTACAATAAACTCTTACAATTATAAATACTACTATATTATATATATTTTAATTTAGGAATATTAATAGTTTCACCAATAATAAATGTATATTTATCTAATTTTTCAGGTATTTTATATAATGATATTTTTAATTTACCAATAGCAAATTTTAATTCATAATCATAAATAATATATGTATCTTCGTCTAACCAGTAATCTAATTTACTACTATAACTATTTTCCGAAATTTTATTTACTGCTTGAATTTTTTTAACTTTTATTTGTTTAATAATAGAATTAGAACTATTTAAACCATTATCTAAATTTTTATCTAAATCTAAATTAATATTATAAACTGGTCCAATTATATTTTCGAATAATTTAGGTTGATTAAATTTAAAACATTCATATTTTTCTTCTATCATATTACTATTTTTAAATAATTCACAATCAATTGCTACCTGTTTCATTGGTATTAAAAATGAATTAATTAATTTATTTTTTCTAAATGCACCATCTTCAATTTTTTGATCAGTAGTAAGTGTGCCATCCTTTTTAATAGCTTTATATCTATATATATCTACATATCTTTCTTTAATAGGTAAATCTTTATGACCACATTGACGAATAGCTCTACCTATTAATTGACTTATACGTACTTCATTCCAATAAGGTTCTAATATATGAACTTCTCTAACATTTAATAATGAAATACCTTCTGAACCAGCAGGTGAAATTAATATTATCTTTATTAATTTACCAAAAGTATTTTTTTTATCATTAAATACTTTTCTATTATTTTCTCTTTCGTCTCTATTTTTAATAGCTCCATGAAATTCAGTATAAGTAAAATTTTCTTTATTTCCTTTATTATAATTTATAAAACCAAAATATTTTAGATATATTTTAAATATATCTAAACCTTCCATTTTTACATAATTAGAATAAACAATAACAGGTCCTTTTGCTAATATTAATTTAAATATAATTGCTACCATTTTACATGAACAATCGTACAATTCTTTTAATAATAATGATTTATCTTTATAATTAGCATAAAATTTTTTAAAATTAGCATTATATTCTTTTTTATATATATTAAAATCTTTTTCTAATGATTTATTATTTTTTTTATCCTTCATATAAACTTTATTTAAATATTTATTGAATTCATTTAAATATAATTGAATTAAATCATTATATTCAACAATATAATTTCCTTCTTCATCTTTTTTATCACCTTCTTTTTTACCTTCCATAATAATTTCATGATCTTTTTCAGATATTTTAAAATTACTTGGTCTTGGTCTTGTATCACCTTTTAATTTTTCAGTCATAGATGGGAAAACAAAATTACTGGACTGTCTTGTAAATGATTTATAAACAGTACTCCCTTGTTTAGATGTATTTTTACTTTCTAATTTTCTTTCTATTTCTTCGAAATAAGTATAAACATCTTCTTGATATTCTGACATTTCAATATTTTTATAATAAATATTTTTAGAAGCAAAAAAATCTTTACTTGCTCCAGCATAATAAGATATTAAACCCATTATTCTTCGTTGAAACATATTTTTATTCTTATTTGATAACATATTATTTTCAATAAATAAATTATTAAATTTTGTCTCTGAATCGGGAAAAGCACCAGGTCTTAATAAATTAAATAGTAATGCTATTTCGTATGGTGTATTTACAGCAGGAGTACCAGTTAGTAAAATAATTCTTGTTGTATTATCATCTATTTTTTGTTGTTTAATATAATTATATATAGTATATGCACGTTGACCTGTCGTTGATATTATATTATTATAAACATTTTTAATAAAATTATGTGTTTCGTCAAAAATATAAATATTATTCTTTGAACTATCTGCTTCTTTAACTTGCTCTAAAAAATTCTTATCAGCATAAGGAGAATCATAATGTACAAATCGAATATTCGCAAATCTTTCCTTTTTATCTTTTTCAGATAGCCATATATTTAAATCTTTTTCCCAAGGATCTTTTTTTAAAGAAGCTGGTATTAAAATAAATACATTCCAATCTGGATTATTATTATATAACATATTATATACATTAATTGCAGTAACTGTTTTACCAGAACCTAAACCGTGATAAACTAATGCACTTTTATATGGACTTCTATAATCTAAAAATTTTGATAAAAATTCTTGATATTTTCTTAATTCTAATTTAGTTTTTTTCATTTGACATGGATCTTCACCTTCTTTTTGTATATATTCAGGTAATTGATATTTTTTAAAATTTAATAATACCCAACTAGGAAATAATTTTCCATCATTATATTTTATGTTTATATATTCATTAGACATATTATATATATATATATATATATATATATAATTATATAATATTATTTAATTATTTTATTTATTAATTATATTATTTATTAATTCTAATTCGTTATCATTTAATTGAGAAGAATTTAATCTATTGAAATTATACAAAGCAAATTTTGAAACTTTTTGTTCAGCTTTTCTTTTAGAGGATTCTGAAGCTTTCATTATTATATTACTATCATTATCCATTAAACCAATTGTAAATATCTTTTTATTACCATTACCTTTTTCTTTTAATAAAACATATTCTGGATGTTTCCATTTATTTGAATGATAATATCTCAGTAATTGATCTTTATAATTATTATCATTATAAATTATATCAGAATAATCTATTTCATTTTCTAAAATATATCTAATAAATTTTTTACATACATCAAATCCATTATCTAAATATAAAGCACCTACAAATGATTCAAAAGCATCTTCTAATATTTTATTATTAGCTCTGTTAATACCGGAATCTTCATTTTGTTTTGAAATAATTACAAAATTATCTAAATTAATTAATTTAGCAAATCTTGCCAATGAATCTTTATCTTCAATTTTAGTTTTTAACTTTGTCATAAAACCTTCATCTTGATTAGGGTATCTTTCATATAAATAATGACCAATTATAGCTTTAATTATAGTATCTCCTAAAAATTCTAATCGTTCATTAGAATTTTCTTGTAATTCTAATACATTATTTGGTTTTAATAAATTTTTATTTTTATTATAATATTCTTTTTTAATATAAGATTTATGTGTTAAAGATTGTATATAGATATCAATATTATTTATATTTATATTAATATTATATTTTGCCATCATTTTTATAATATCAGAATCATTTATTTTTTTATTTTTTGGATTATAAGGATTAACTATTGGTTCCATAATTAATATATATATATGTATATGTATATATGAATTATTGTTTTTTATTTAAATCGTATTAAATTCAATTTTAAATCTAATATATATATATATATATATATATGAATAATAATAATAATAATAATAAACAAAAAATTAGAAATAGTATTAATTTAAAATATATATTAATTCCAGTATTGGTTTTTTTATTAATTGATACAATAATAATACATGAAAGAGTTGGTATATTAAAATTACATATTCCTATTTTATCAAAAGTATTAAATTTTATTTATAATTTATTATCAAAGTTAAGTTATAATAAATATCATTCGCAAACATTTGCACATACTATTATTTTTAGTATAATAACATATTTTTTATACTTTTTAGTAGATAATTATAATATTAATCTATTAAATAAATATAATATTTCATTATAAATTAAATTTTTAAATTATTTGTATTATATCTTTCTTCTAAATCT